AATCTATGTCACGTTTAATTTTGGTTTGTACTTCTTTTACAACAGATGGTATTTTCTTTTTAGCCATAATGTAAAGATACAAAAAAAGCCTGCCAAAGGCAAGCTTTCTTGAGAATATCTTGATAGCGATAAAAGTATTCTCTTGCTATAACTAGCAAACGGTCCTAAGCCGTACTTTGAATTACTTTATAATGCCGGCTCTTAACTGCCAACGTTTAATTTCTTCAATGTTTTCTTGGGGTCCGATTATGTTTTCGTAATCGATCATCCCTAATGTTCCTGCAAAACGAGACAAATCAATTGCATTTTCTGCTACGCGGTGTAGGTCCATATCATCTTTTGCATCCTCTCTAGCATATTCGAGTAAACGAATAAATAGAGGAACATCTAGTTTGATTGTGTCTCTTGGGTTCATTGTTTTTATTTTTTTATGAAAATACCTCTATTTCTTCTTCTAAGTCACCTTTTATACTGTCAGTTTTACCATCTGTATTTTCTAATTCTAAAACAACTTCTGCTCCTAAATTGCGAATGTTATCAACAAGTACTTTATCTCCTTTTTTAAAAATACCAAAATCTGTAGTTGCAGTATATGTTCTACCTTCTTCTACATTTTTGAATTTTATACTAAATACTTCTTCATTTAATTTATATTTTTCTCCAAGAAAATGTTCAAAAGCATCTTCATACTTTTCTTTTTTACGTTCTGGGAATGGGTTGTTGATTGCACTCATTCCAACAAAATTTTCTTTTAAAGATTTTTTGTTTTTAGGTTGGGCTCTAGTTATATCTTCTAAATCATCCCATTCCCAATTTCCTCCTCCCCCATCAACACCATCAGCATATGCTTCAAATTCTTCTCCAGTACTAGGACTATACCCAGACATATACAGTGTTCTTGTATATGGTGGATCTACCCAATCTCCAATATCTTCAACTTCCCATTCTATATCATTAGGGATATCTTGGTTTTCCTGCAATTTGATTTTATATTGGCCTTCTGTGATTACACCTGAAAGGAATTGCATGCGTAGTGTTTCTTGGTTCATTTTTAAGTATTTTATTATAAATATTATGGAGTTTTTGATTCACGCAGTGTTTTTAGAGCTTTCTGGATATATAGAATATCGTCCATTTTTTCTTGTAAGCTATGTTCAAGCCAATCCTCTAAGGATAAGTCTTGTCTATCTAAATCTGTGCCATATTTTTCTCTTCCTATAGTAGCTCTTTCAACGAATTTGTCTATAATTGAATCTACAACTGAATCTGTAACCTTAATTTCTCTGTTCATTTCTTTAATAGTTTTTCTGCTTCTTTTTCTTCTATTCCCATATCGTATAGAACTTTTCTAGTTCCATTTTCACGGAGTATGTCAATGTATTCTTCAGCTTCCCCTAAGCTGCATTCGAAATATTTTGCTACATATTCTACTAATGTAGCAGGTTGTTTCTTTGTTTTTGACTTGATATACTTCAAGAACGTTTTTTGTTTTGGAATCATCTCTCTATAAATTTGATATATTTGTTGTTTGTTATCGTAAGGTATAGTTTGAATATAATTTGCTAATTCAATATAGCGTATATCCATCGATACGTATCGATTAACCATGTAAGAGTTCCATTTATCCCACGATTCCTCTGAGATGTTTTCAATAGGGGTTTTATAGAGGGTGATTTCATTTAACCACCCCCAAATATCTTTTATTTGTTTTTTAGACATCTAAAGAAATATCTTTATATTCGTCACGGATTTCTTTTGGAAGTGAATCTGGTAGGATTTTTTTACTTTCCAAATCGTAAAATACTGGGATAGGCATGAGCATATCTTCTTCTGATCCAACTATAAATTTGGATACTTTACGGATGATAACTGCTTGTCCGAATAATTTACCTCCATCAAATCCTTCAACGGATGTTGTGTTGGTAAAGTCAATGTTCATTTGTGGTTTTTCCATTTTATTTGTTTTTATATATTGTTAAAGATAAGAAAAAGCCTGCTGGTAGGCAAGCTTTTTTATGAGAGTTTTTATTTAAGGTTATTTAATATATTCAGGAAAGGCAGATTTAAAATCTTCCAAATTTACCGTAATTTCAATTTCATCACCAGCTATATCAAATTCTGCAGTTACATCTCCATCCTCATCTTCTGTTTTAAGAACTAGCTGAGTAAAGAAATGGTCTGGGCCTAAGTAATCCAAAACATCTGGGAGGGTAAAATTATCAAATTCTCCTTCATATTCATTATTATCATCTAGTAAAATGGAACGAAATGTAATTTTATCACCATTTATGTATCCTACATAATCACCACTTGGATGTTCTACATCAATAATATTGTTATCTTCATTTAATTTAGCTTTATATTGGCTTTCAGTAATGATACCAGCCAACATTTGCATTCTAAGTGTTTCCTTGTTAGTTTTTTTCATTTTTTTTTTATATTAATAAATATATGAAGAGATAGTAAGATTGCCAAATTATTTTATTATTTATTGGTTTTTTCTTTTCTATATTCTATAAAATCATGTATGAATCCTGCTGCCACTATCAAATTCATACCCAATGACATTAATATCTCATGTATGTCAGCATAAATTGATGTCATCAAATGTATATGACCTACTGTCCAGAAAGGTACGGCTAAATTATTTGATACCCAAGATAAACTGTATTTTATAAAATGTTTCATATTACCTCTATAATTTTTGCTATACAAGAAGCTATATTAATTTCTTTATCTATTCTAAAATTTGCTTGATATAAATGCTCGTTTAATATAATTGCAACCATACCTTCTTTTCCAGGTGCGTACTTTGAAGCATAGTCAAATAAGTTGCGATATAGTTCCTCAAAGTCTTTAACGTTTGAATCTGCTATAATTTGTCTAATGGTAAGCCAATTTTTTTTACCTGCTAGTTCTTTTAATACCTCTTTAATATAACTGTTTGAGGTTACAACTGTTTCATCTAATTCAATGTTATCATCTTTTACAGACATTTGTAAAACATTTAACATTTTACGCATATCGGGATAATATTTTACAATAAGTGATTTAATATCTTCAGGTGTATAGGATAAATTTAATTGATCAGCTAATATCCAGGTTAAATGGTTATATACATCCATTTTAGTTGGTGGTACAATTTTAAGTACCTGACATCTGGATTGTAAAGGATCAATGATTCGCTCTATAAAATTACAAGTTAAAATGAAACGTGTTGAGCGGGAAAATGTTTCAATTACATTACGTAAAGCGGCTTGTCCCTGAATGGTAATGAAATCTGCTTCATCTAGAATTACTACTTTAATTCCTTTCCAAGAGGCAGCACTAGCAAATCCCTTTACTTTTTCTCTAATAGTATCAATTCCGTTTTCATCTGATGCGTTTATATAAAGGTAATCGCAATCTAGGTTTTTAACTATGATTTTAGCTAATGTAGTTTTACCTGTTCCTGCGGGGCCGTAAAATATAAAGTTTTGAATATCACCTTGATCAAGGTATTTTTGGATTGTGTCTTTAACGTTTTCGTTTCCAACATAGTATTTTAGTTCGGTAGGGCGAAAACGCTCTACATATAACGTATTTTCTTTCATTACCTTAATATACAAAAAAAGCTTGTCATAGACAAGCTTTCTAAATTATTTTACAATACCTGCTCGTCTTTGGAAATTACGTTTCAATTTACTTTCCATCAAATCAGTTAACATTTTACTAGCCTCACTTTGTACCGCTGCTCTTTCACTGTTATTTTTAAATCCTTTAATTCTTAAAACAGTTAAATCAGATTCTTCAGATGTAAATATTGAGATGGATAAGTTGGGGTATTTTTGAGATAAAGCATCTTTAATATCTTCCGCTACATAATTATCTACATCTTTAAACTCAATTGGTTTAAGTGTTTTAACTTCAGGTGAGACAGTTGATGGTTTTGTATCGTCTGTTTTTTCAACATTGACGATTTCAAATCCAACATTGGCATTATCCATGATGGTGGTAAGTACTTTTTCTAAATATGCTTTAGAGTTAAATGGGCTGTTCTTTTGTGGAAATATAATTTTATCTCCATCTACTACATAATGTGTTCCCTCAATCATTACACCACCTAAATTTTTCATATTTTCTCCGGTTTTGGGAGGAAAATATAAATTTGATTTAGGTCCAAATATACCTGTAGTTTTGGCTTGGTCAAATGTTAGATAAGCTAATTCATCAATAGCTTCATCATTATCTTCAATTTCTAATTTAGTTTTAACACTATCCCAGTTTGGGTGACGTGTAATAATGTCTTTTATTTTTACTCTTCTAGCTGTAGGGTCTAAAGCTATCCACATTTTTCTAGCAACTCCTTCTCTTTGATTTGGGTTTACAGGACCAAAAACTTTTTCAATATTAGATCTATCACTTAAATTTTTAGAATAGATACCATAATTTTCTTTATTCTTTAAAGCATCTACTGCTGCTTGTAAATCTGTAGGCTGGATAGCTAAGTCATATTGGAGGTAGGTTCTTTTCATTCCATCCCCATCTTGGTCTTCTATTTCACGTAATATATCTCTAAATTTCATAATTATAAATATTTAAAAAAAGGGACCCGTTACATCGGATCCCCATAAATGTTAAAGCGTCTAACTGGCTCGGGTTGGATCTCTTGTTCTTCGTTTCGTATAGCATATAATTTGCTATCTAAAGGGGCTAAACGAAATTCAACTTTTTCTTGATTTACCTCAAACCATGCCTCCAAAGCATCCGTAAGTGAAGGATGAATTGTATTTGTTTTATCTCCAACTAGAAGCCACCTGTCTCCAGGGGCTTGTCTAGTTGCGATAAGTTCGTTATATTCTACTACTTGTGTTTCCATATTACATCATTCCGGCCATCATTGATGGGTCAAATCCTGCTTCTTTTTTCTCTTCTGGGGTGTCAATTACAACGCATTCTGTTAATAAGATTGTTCCTGCAATTGATGCTGCATTTAATAATGCATTCTTTGTAACTTTATGTGGATCAATAATACCAGATTCTTTCATGTTAACGATAGTTTCTGTTTTGATGTTAAAGCCACTCCAAACTCCATCTTGTTCTCCAATTTTCATATTGATTGGATACATATCACTTTCAGCATATCCTGCATTTTTCAAAATGGTTTCAAATGGTTTACCACATGCTCTATAAACTAAACGTTTACCGTAGTTAAAATCGTCTCCATCTTTTTTCGCTTGAGTAATACCTTCACGTGCATATAATAGAGCTGAGCCACCACCTGGTACAATTCCATCTTCTAAAGCGCATTGTGTAGCGTGTAGAGCATCATCTACTCTGTCTTTCTTTTCTTTCATTTCGGTTTCTGTGCTTCCACCTACGTGAACCAAAGCAACTCCACCTACAAATTTAGATAAACGTTCTTGCAATTTTTCCATTTCAAATGGTGTTTTTGCATTTTCAATTTGAGATGTAAGTGATTCTACACGTTCAGATATTTTATCTTCTAAACCTTTACCATCAATAATTGTGGTTTGTTCTTTAGTTACTGTAACTGTTTTAGCTTCACCAAACCATTCCCAATTGAATTTGTCTAGTTTCATACCTTTATCTTTATCAAATACAGTTCCACCTGTTAAGATTGAGATATCTTCTAAAACTAATTTTCTACGTTCACCAAAGTCAGGGGCTTTAACAGCTACAACTTTTAATGTACCTCTCATCTTGTTTACAATAAGAGCAGCTAAAGCTTCTCCATCTACATCTTCTGCAATGATCAACAACGATTTTCCTTTTTGTGAACATCCCTCCAAAATTGGAAGTAATTCTTTTACTTGAGTGAAACGTTGATCTGCAATCATAATGTAAGCATCTGTTAAAGTTGCTGACATATTGTTGTTGTTTGTAACAAAATAAGGTGATTTGTAACCTCTATCAAATTGAATACCTTCAACAACTTCTAAATATGTTTCGTCTGTCTTTGATTCCTCAATGTAAACTACACCTTCACGTCCTACTTTTTCCATAGCGCGGGAAATCAATTTTCCAACTTCAGGATCATTGTTTGCTGAAATGGTTGCAATTTGCTCTAATTGTTCTTCAGATGAAATTTTTTCTGAGTTTTGTTTAAGTGTTTCGAGTACTTCTTTTACTCCAGCGTCAATTCCTCTTTTAATTTCAACTGCATTTGCTCCCTCGTTTAACTTTGTTAAACCACCTTTAACTAATTCACGAGCTAATAAGGTTGATGTTGTTGTACCATCTCCAGCGTGGTCAGCTGTTTTAATAGCGGCTTGTTTAACCATTTGTGCTCCCAAATCCTCAATTGGATCTTCTAAAGATGCAATTTGTTTTGCAACGGAAACACCATCTTTTGTTGAAACTACCATTCCGTTGTCAATGTAAACAACATTTCTACCGTTTGGTCCTAAAGTTGCTACTACTGCGTCTGCTAAAGTATCAATACCTTTAACTAACTTTTTACGAGCGTCTGCTCCAAATTCTATTCTCTTACTCATTGTCTTCTGTTATAGTTGCTAATAATTGTTGTTCTGGACCGATGTAATATTCATCTCCTTCAAATTGTAATTTTGTGAATCCCATTGTAGGTAATACTACAATTTCTCCAATTTGGGTTTCTGTTGGGATAAATTCTCCGGTTACGGTGTGTTTTCCAGGTCCAACTGCTATTACTTCACCTTGTTCATTTCGATCTTTACCTGCGTCAGGTACTACGATTGAGCCGTACATTGTTTCTTCTGTTTCTAGAGGCTTAACAATAACCGCGTCAAATTTTGCATTTAACTTTCTCATATTTCTATTTTATTTAACATTGATTCCATTCCTTCTTTAACTACATTCCAAGTGTTAATATATTCTTGGATAGTTTCGTATTCACCTTGATTTTGATGAAATTTTTCTTTTGCGATACGATTTAGAGCATTTCTAAAGCTCGTATAATACCCTACAACATTTTCTCTTTCTTTACCAGAAGCTTCACCACCTCTAAATCCTTTTTCAGCAATTTTTTTCTCTATTACTGTAAAGTTAGATGAATCTTTTACAATATAATAAGGTTCAATTGTAGGATCTTTAATAGTGCAGTAATTTGATTGTGTGTCATTTTCGTCCCTAGCCGGACGACCTTTTGTTTTTGTTTCTTGCATAACTAAATTTAAATTTATAACTATAATATACGATAACTAATTTGAGTATCCAAACTCTATTATAAATACTGTAAAATCTAAAAAGCTGATTGTTCTTTACGTACCATATAATATTCGCTTGTAGTATCTTCTGTTTTGAATTCCAGTTTCATTAAACCCTGATAGCTCAAATATATATTTCCACTCTCTAAATCTTTATTTGCTTGTAAGATATTTTTGAATATGTCTGAATTGAATGGTAATTCTGTTTTTTCTGATTTGATTGTACCGTACATTTGATATGTTATTTTGTTGTTGTGGCCTTGCTCGTCTCCAAATGTGAATACACACATGTTATCGTCGTTTAAGTCTTTGTCAACAGAAACTGTTAACAAGCCAATACCTGCTAAAGCAGATTTTGCTTTAACTAGATTATCAACGTATTCTTTTTCTAGAGGTAAAACAGCATCCCATTCTGGTTCTGTTACAGCACCTACTTTTCCAATTAAAAGTGGGTCTGCTAAAGCATATGTTAAGTTAAATGCACTATCTTGAAAATGCATTTTAGTGTAAATTGAACGTGTTTTTTCCAAGCTAAAGAGCAGGTCACCGGAGGTTATGCCTATTAAGTTTAAGAGTTTTTTAGTGTCAAATATAGCTAATTCACTATCCTCTACATCAAATCCTATGTGAGTGATTTTGCCTATAACCTCTTTTGATATTGACATAAAGTCAATAGTAAGTGTTTTGTCTTTGATTTTCCACTTGACGGATTCGTTTTCGCCCAAGTAGTATTTGTTTATAACCGATTGTAGAACTAATTTATTTACCATGTGTTAAAGATAAGAAAAAGCCTGCCGGTAGGCAAGCTTTTCTTTAAAAGAATTTATTTATTGATTAACGATAATCATTATAATAAATAGTTTTGCCAGCTATATCTGTTGATTTTACTTCATTGTATGGATCCCCTTCAGGGAAAAGTTCTAACATATGTTCTTTATCAAAAGAAATATCTATACCTTCTTCTCCATCACCAGCAGTTGCTACTTTTGGATCACCCATGGTTTCAAAGTTAGAAAAAACATCACCTAATTTAGATGTGATTTCATCCATATTTTGATTTAAAAAATCAGCTATGTTTTCTTCATTCAACATTTCTTTGTATTGACCTTCAGTAATAATACCAGCCAACATTTGCATTCTAAGTGTTTCTTTGTTTACTTTTTTCATTTTTTTTTTTATATTAATAAATATATGAAGAGATAGTAAGGTTGCCAAATTTCCTAGCCAAAGCTAAAAAACTTTGAAATATGTTCGTTTAAAGTTAACTCCCAACCTATATCATTATATAATGTCTCTAATTTGTTTCGCATGATGCTATCAAACAGTCCCTCTCTATCAATGTATTTCTCTACAATTTCAACTATTTCAGGTGAATCGTTGTAACCATTTAATCCAACTACTGTAAGTTGATATGGGTTTGGTTTTAAAATCGCAACATACATTTTATCTCCAATTGTAAACTCTGTATATTTTTTGGTTAACCCTTTAAAACGTAATATATCGTTAGTTGCAATTGCTGCTTTTGTGTTTACTGGACATTTTAATTTGAGTTTTGAGAATATTTCTCCAGCCATTGGTTTACGTTCAATATATTCTCCAATTTTCTTTAATCCGGTTGGTTTTAACAATTTGATCCAATCTATTGTGTTTACCATTTTCTTGAACTCCATTACGTCTTTGTCTATTTCGGTTTTGGATTTTCCAAATAGGATATTTTTGATCAAATCTTCTCCAAAGTTTCTAAACAAATCGGGGAAATTTGATTTCATGATATCCAAACCTTTCATCTCCAATTCCTCAAGTGCTACACCTTCTTTGTTTACAATATACATGGCGTAACGGCGTTTACCAGACCAATATGCTTTTTCAGCGATTACCTCTTGTTTTAATACGAAGTGGTGTTTTGATTGTATGTTGAAGAATTGCTGGGATATTTGGTTAAGGTTAGTATTGGCTTTTTCTTGGATTTTGTCTGTAATTTTGAGTAAAGCTTCTATGCGTTTTTCTCTAGGCCAAGAGTCTGAATCTGGGTAGAGTTTTTGGAGGAGTTTGGTAAGGGTAAAATAGGCACTGTCAGTATCCGAGGCTATAACATGATGAACTTTTATTTCCATAACATTTAATATAAGAAAAAGCCTGCGGGTAGGCAAGCTTTTTTTTAGATTTTAAGAATTTATAACGTCGTTTAAATCATCTAAAAATATATTTAACCATATATTTTCTATATTTTCATCAAAAAGTATGAGCATATTTTGAGCAAAATTTTCTCTTGGTGAATTCCAATACATGAATTGTAATTCTGGTTTAGCAAAGTCATCAAAAAATCCATCATAACGTTTTGGATATTGTTGATAAAAAAGATCTGCTGCTTGTTTTAAATTATCGTCGGTTATTTGGTCTTGATCCCAATTTCCCCCACTACTGTTCCATAATTTTTTAATTTTATCTTTATGGGTAAGAATATAATCGGTAAATATGTCTTTATCTATTTCAAGATCTTCATCTCCACTAACAAAAAAAGCATCCCTCAATGTTCCGTTATCTAAAAATTCAACAGGAGGTAATTCTTTTTCTTGGGCATATGCATCTAGATATTCTTTTTCATATGGGGATAAACTATCTATTCCTTTAGAGGATATTTTATCTAAAATACGATTTACAATTTCTATATCTTCTAAAAGTTGTTTATATTGACTTTCTGTAATTATACCAGCCAACATTTGCATACGTAATTGCTCTTGTGTCATTTTATACTTTATTATACATATGGAAATTTTTATTTATACTTCCATATAAATCCATTAGTTTGGGAAAAAATACCTCTACATACCTTTGAAATAGTAGAACAATTACTTTTAGTTTTTTCAGCCGCTATCATAGTATTTGGATATTCTGCTATGAAATTCCCATCTAAATCAAATTGCTGTACTGTTTTTGCTTTTTTAGATGGTTTACCTCTAAGTTTTTCAGATATTCGAGCTCCCATTCCTTCTGGTTTTGGTACACCTTTTCTAACTTCACGCATCATGTCTCCAAATCCTTCTGGTTTGGGTTTACCTTTAAGTGCTTTGCTTTTTTTCTCCCCTGTACCTTCGGGTTGTTTTTTCCCTTTAAGGTGTTGGGTAACCCATGGATTTTTTCTTCCTGTAAGTGTATTACTTAATTTTTCTTTGGTTGATTCGCTCATAGTATATCCACCCCATCCATTTTCTGTTCTAATATTACATAAATTTTCATATCCTATTTGGGTACAAAAATATGATTCTAGTTCAAATGCTTTTTGTTCAGATAAGTTGTTTACAAGAATTTCAGTTTCAAACCCGTGTTTGTTTACTATGTTCCACCAATATTGGTTTCTACCTGATTTGGATTGGTATCTGTTTTCTTTTCCTTTTCCTATATAAAAACATTTTCCGTCTGTTTTTTTTCTATGGCAATATATGTAAAAAATATTCTCTTTCATTTTATTATACATATTACCAACTATGGGCAAAGATGACAAGTACTGGTCAAAGATCAAAAATTTCTTTAAGTTCTTCTACATCTATTTCTAGATATTCATCTATCATATCGTTTATACCATCAATACTAGCTTTAACTAACCTTTGACCGCTGTTGGTTATACCTGCAGAGCAAATTTTAAATCCATCTGTAAAACGCCAAGAATTGATTGCATATGTACCATACAAGGCGTTTTGTAAGATTTTAAATGCCATCTGGTACAAGTCATATAGTTTATAGTTTGCCCAATCTTCTGCTTTACCAGCAGTTTTCTTAAGTGCTCTGTAATGTTCTCGTTTATCAAACCAATCCTCCAATACCTCACAGGCAATGCTTTTAATATCGGTTCTAAAAAATGCTCCACTAGCAGAAATTGTCCATTCATTGTCCTCTATGAGTTTGATAAGACTTCCTATAGGAATATTTGCATCTTTAAGTTGGTATGAGTATTTGTTTAGTTTTTGGATATGGATTTTTTCTTGTGGGTCACGTTGCTTTAATTGCTCTAGCGAATTATATTGCTCGTAATTGTCTTTTGTAACAATTCTACCCATCAATGTTTCAACACCCAAATTCAATGATTTGATAATTGAAGGATATAGCGAGGTAAAGTCAAGGTCGGATACATCTGAGTATAAACCTGGTATAGGGTCAAGTAAATATCCTCCAGCATATGAATCTTTTTTACGAATTGTTTTAGGGTAACGTTGGATATATTTGTTGGAGAATGTTTTAACTACAATTGCATCCTTTTCAATACTGTAAACAATACCTTCAATTGTTGGGGTACCTCGTTGATGAATGACATGATCTCCCAACTCTAATTCTCTAATTGAATTGTTTGTTGTGGTTGGTTTGTTTGGTGCAACTATACCTTTACGTTTCAAGTATGTTAAAATAGCACCCTCATTTAATGCTGTATTGTAGTAAATTGATTCGTATGGGGTGTGGCATAAATGGGATATCAAAACAGTTAATTCAATGAATTTTAACTTTTCCTCTAATGCCTCTATAATCTCAACATCTCGAATGTTATATTCAATAAATTTGATTGGATCTTCTCTAAATAAAGTATCAAGATTACCATTGTACTCTATTTTTCCCATTTTAGCATATTTGGTTCCAATATCTCCTAATTTGTAAGATGGTTCTTCCTTCATGATATATTTTCTTAACAATAACATAAAGTCAAGACAATTTACAAGTCCAATTTTAATTGGAGAGTTTGGTTGGGATGGAACTTCATCAATTTTACCTACAGGAGATAAACGATATACTTCATCTCCTAAACGTTTTTTAATCCTATAGTACAAATACGGGATATCGAAGAAATCTGAATTCCATCCTACTACAATTGTAGGGTCCATTTGTTCCCATTTCAATAAAAATTTACGTAATAGTGTATTTTCATCAGGGCAAGATACAATTACTTTTCCATCTGCCTCCAAATCATCAATGTTACCTTGTTTATCTAAGATAAAACATGTTTTTTCTTTTGTGGCAGCATCAATTAAAGCAATAGCTGTAACTTCAGCATTTGCCTCTTTTATGGTTTGGGGTGTAAGTGCTCCTAAAATTTCAATCTCAATATCCAAATAAACGGTATTGTGATAAGAGGGCATATCATCTGTTTCGTAGTACAAGTCTCTTAAAAGTACCAATTCACGGTCAATATCTTTTTCATATATTGTAGGATCTTTTCTATCATATTTGCCTTGAAAGGCAGAACACCTTTCACCAAATAGTGTAAAGTGTTCTCCCTCTTCATCAAGTTTATATAAAGTAGGCCAATATTGGAATTTATGTATTCCTTTTTCATCGTCCCTTAGATAGTAATGGTACTGATCCTCGCCGGGTTGTCTTGTATAATGGACTGATTGGTACAAAACTTTTATTTATTTTAAATTATTTTTTCTTTGTTGATTTTTTAGCTACAACTGGCTCTTCTACTTCTGTTTCTTCAACAATTTCTTCTACTGTTGGTTCTTCTACTGTTGGTTCTTCTACTAAGGTAATTTCTTCAAATATACCTTCCTCATTTTTTACCAAAACGTTTTGTTCTGTGTCAACTACTGGTTCCTCCACAACTACTTCTTCAACGATTGCTTCTGAAGGGAATAATGTGTTTTCTAATTCAGCTACTAAAGAATTTAATTCGTTGAATCTAATGTTTGGTTGTGACCAAATAATTTGGTGTTTTAAATCTGCAATAATTGCTTCTACTGTTCTCATATATTATTTGTTAAAAAATTTACTTAAATCTGGTCTAAAATAGTTAATGTTTTTCATTACTTTTCTATCACGTGTTCTATAGACGATATAATATTCGCCAACCTTTTCATAGTGACACGGTTCACCTTGCTCTTTGGATCGTAGCTCAACTGTAGACTGTGCTTCCTCCTCACTTGAGCAAGCCTTGCTAAGATTCGATGCTTGTACTTCTTGATACGCGGGCCATATTTTATCCTTAAGGCCGTGTAGCAAAGTACCATTCCCAAGCGAAACATACGTGATGTCACACAAAGCATCAAGAACTTCAACAATGTCCCCTGTTTCACATGCATGTTTATATTCCTCGAGTTCTTCCAAAATGAAATTATAGACAAACATCCACTCCTTCTCAGCGGGAATGACCGGGTTATAATTATTTGGTTTTCCCATTATTGCATTGAACTCCTCAACTTCTGATACGAATGGTACATAAGATGATTTTGAGGTTTCATCTGTAAGATCATAAATTTCATTTTGTAATTCTCTAATTTTAGATACTACATCATCTCCAAACTCAATTTTGGACATCATAGATAAATCTATGGCCTGCCCATACAGTACTTTAATTAATTCTTCTTGTTTTTTTTCTAATTGTGTCATTTTTCTTGTTCTATTAAATGGTAATATAATCTTTCACTGGTGGTTTTAACCCAAGTGTTTACTCTCTGGTCATTAAAGCTGTCTTTCTTTTTTGGATCTATCAGTATAGATAGATTTCCTTTCATTTCAGCTTTAATCAATTCAAGTATTTCTTCTTTAGATCTGGTGTCCATCATCTAACATACTAAACTTCTATATACCTCTACTGGCACATCGGGGGTTAAACCACCAGGTACACCTTTTACTAGTACTGAAATAGCATCATGTGAGTGCAATGATTCTAAGTGGGAACAAATGATTTTAAAATCTTTAATGGAAGGATTTTTTTCTAATTGTTCGTGGATTAAACGAGCTGCATCCTCTACAAATTTCAAATTAGCTCCATTCAATTCAGCAAATGCCTGCTCGTCTTCACGTTTAACCATAACTTGTGTTTCTGTTTGTAACGCTTCAACACACATGTCTCTCAAATCCTCGATCCATACCATCTTGTCAAATTCAATGGTGATACGAGTTTTACTACGTTGAGAGTGGGACACAACTGCTTTGTTACGTTCTTCCATCGCTTGCATAGCTAATTCAAATGAACATGGACATGCAGATGAGTATACAAAATCAAAATGGATGAATTTTTTCAATGTACCATCTGATTTATGTTGCGCCTCCAATGACACATTGTAGTATTGGTATCCAGATAACCCACTGCGAAGTGAATTTTGGATGATAGGAAAACTAAAATTTAATATGATGTGGGCATCATATGAACCCAGTTTGTCTTTGTAGCTGGATAAGATGTTTTCTAGTAGGTCGATGGAAAATGTTTGGTCTTTGTACTCGTAAAATGAGCGCATGATTCGAGACATGTTGATGCCTTTCTTCTCTGCTTCTAATGATACAGTGCCTGTAACTCCAGTTTCCAATTCAATTGTGCTTCCGTCTTTTCTACGGAAAGTTAATGGTAAGCGGAAATTGTGGATTCCTACTTGGTGAATTTTAGTATGGGATCCTTGAATATTAGCTGAGGGGCCATTTTGTAAATCATGTAGAGTTGAAATATATTCTTCTGTTGCTTTAAAGTTAGTATCGTAAGTGCGATCTAAACGATTACCCAATGAATTCGGATCATCTTTATACGGTAATGAACCTTCATCACCTAACCATTCATAAGTTGTGTTTTTCATATATTTTGTTTTATTTAAATGTACGGATAATATTTTAAATATCCAAATTATTTTTTACAAATAATTGAATTTGTTAAAGTACCAAGCATAATGTTGTTTAATTTTATCACAATTATGGAATCCTAGAATGCTTATATAATCTTGCGGTACTGGTTTAATTGGGCTTTGGATCTGGTGGTCTCCAAATATTCCATGTATAACATCATTTTCGTGGGTTAATTGTTCAATGTTGTTAAAGTCGTGCTTGCAGTATGGAATTTCTAGATAATTGTATATGCGTTGCATTTCTGCCTCTGGGTTTGATGTAAAGTCTTCAAATCGAATGTAAAGAAAATGACTGTCGTATCCTTGTAAATGAGAGTCATATAGCCACTCTAAAGCAGGTCCAATAGGTGGGGCAACAGAAAAATGTTGTAAACGTGAATCCGTTGTCATGTTTTGAAGTTGAGCTCCGTTTACAATTTGAGGGTCTTTGTGTGGGTTCTTTCTGTAATTTTTTTCCATAGAGGCAAATATACCTCTCAAATCTCGAACCATTACAATAGCTTTTGCTCCTGGTTCAATGAAATTTGCAAAACGAAAATTACCTGTCCATGCTCTACTTTTGTCTATAACGTAAGGACGATCTGTTAGAGCATCAAAGTAACCGTATAAACCAGCTCTACAAAAACCATGGAATGCTTTTTCCATTTCTTTTACATCTTGTGCTTTAAATGCATCCCCAGTTGAATAAATTGTACGTGCTGTTAATAGAAATTCTACTATACCTGAAGTTGGTGTTGCATATATTTCAGGATTCTGCATTAAAACATTTTGTAACAGAGTTGAGCCTGCTCGTGGAAGCGAGGCGTTGAAAAAAACCTTTTTTACCATATTATAACTTTTATTTTTTAATTAAGCTTTGTGTAACATCACTTTGTATAAAGATCCGTTTAAGTTTATCTCTAATGTTCTGTTTGAAGTTAAAGATTCTATTGCAATTGGTCCAAGTGGATGAGTTGTTGAACCTAAAGCAAGTTGTCCATTTGCTGTTGCTGCAGCCCCCGCTCCTAAAATAAGTGAGTTGGAAAAATCACTCGTTTGAACGTTGTATCCTAATCCTGTATTGTGGGAACCAGTAACATTATTAAGTAAAGCTTTATATCCTAGGGCAACGTTAAACATTCCTGTTGTATTGTATTCTAGAGCTTGAGTACCTAAAGCAATATTTTGATATCCTGAATTATTATTGACTAGGGCTCTATATCCTAAAGCAACGTTAAACATTCCTGTTGTATTGTATTTTAATGATGCATACCCTGCAGCAATATTATTATTTCCTGTTGTATTTGAAAATAAAGAGACTCGGCCTAAAGCAATATTATCTGAACCTGAGGTATTAGATTCTAAAGCACCTTCACCTAAAGCAACGTTATAGTTTCCTGTTGTGTTTTGGTTTAGTGAATTTGCTCCTAAAGCAATGTTGTTATGTCCTATTGTATTACTATTTAAAGTTAAAAAACCTAAAGCAATATTAGAAGTTCCTGTTGTATTTGCTTGTAAAGCACTGTTACCTAGAGAAATGTTGTTGTGTCCTTCTATATTTGAATATAATGCTTTGTAACCTTGAGCTATGTTGTGTGAGCCTGAGGTATTTTTATTTAATGCCTCGATACCTAAAGCAATGTTGTAGTTTCCTGTTGAATTTAAGTATAAAGCCGCATTACCTAAAGCAATATTTTGGTTTCCGGTTATATTGTTTTGCAAAGCACCTTCACCTAAAGCAACGTTGTTGTTTCCTGTTGTGTTTGAATATAATGCTTTGTAGCCTTGGGCTATGTTATTTGAGCCTGATGTATTGTATTTTAATGTATGTCTACCTAAAGCAACGTTGTTAATTCCTGTTGAATTGTATTTTAAAGTATTTATACCTAAAGCAACGTTGTAGTTTCCTTCTGTATTATTTAGTAAAGCACTATTACCTAAAGCAACGTTGTAGTTTCCTGTTATGTTTGAATATAATGCTTTGTAACCTTGAGCTATGTTGTGGTTTCCTGTTTCATTTGCACGTAAAGCATTATTACCTAAAGCAACGTTGTAGTTTCCTGTTGAATTTGTAACTAAAACACCTGCACCTAAAGCAACGTTGTATTGTCCTGTTGAATTGTTAGATAAGGTATCTGGGCCTAGAGCAATATTACTTGAAATACTACCTGCACCAATCCCTAAATTCAATCCATTAATTGAGCCTGTTACACCTAACGATCCTGTTATTTCAGCTGAGCCTGTAAATGGGAAAGGTGATCCAGCAGATTGGATAGAGGAAGACAAATATAAAAGGTTATCATCCATTTCCTGGATTGTAAGTTTAGATCCTTTTGGGTTTGGTCCGTATTGTCTGGTTAAAAGTGGTCCGTATGGCATTTTATAAATTTTTTTAAATTATTCAAAGTAGTCTTCTATATAATTATTTTCAACATAGTTGTTAGATGTGTTATCTTCTTCTTCGGTGGTTGATATTCTTCCACCACCACCTGAAGATTGATGTATGAGCATTTGTTGTTGAGTAACAAAACTCATATAATTTTCATATAATAGTTGTTCTCTCAAGTACATATCCCTCACCTCCATCAGTGGTTTTCCAATGTTATTCGGTCGGTTTAAATATTCCTGCCAGGGGCCAGGTGGGTTTACTGTAAAAAACATAAAAATAGTTATCTATTATACGTATTCAACTTTACAATTATAATTTGTAATCTTGGATAGTATTTGAATCTTCTCTCTCCCAAGGATATACAATCCAATCATCTAAGAAAAATTTATTGGCTGAAAAATCTGGGTTAAAGTCAGATGTATGAGGTTTAAAATGTAAACAAGCAAATATAGAATTAGGGTATTCAAGGAAAAATTCTTTAAATGTTTCTCCACTGTCACAAATATCATCTACAATTAAAACATTTTGTCTGGTTGGGTCTTGTGTCATTGGAATACCTAACTTATATGAAAGCATAACAGCAGGTATAAGTCCTCCACGTTGTAAACCAAATATATATTCAATTTGGGTTCCTGATTGAACAATTTGTTTTGCTAGAAGATCAACTAGTTTTTCTACTTCATCCCATGTAACATAAAACTTTTCCATCACACACCTCTTTTAGTATCAAATGCTATGATGTGGTCACGTCCTGTCATATTGTATCCCTTTTCAGCACACATATCAAATACAAGTGGGTACATTTTGATTAGTTCCTCTCTTGTATCTCCAGCTGGCATAATATATGTTTTATGTTTTGGGATTTCTAGAGCTAATCTAAATGTTTCTATTTCGTTTAAGTTTTCCTCTGTACCATCCCATACTGGTTTATAATGGTAATCGAAATGATATTCTAGAGTTTGTTTGATAGTGTCTAATTTTAAACGAAATTTATTGTGTTGGTCAATCATTTTTTGGTCCACAATCGCTCCTTGAGGCGTAGAAACACCAAGTACGGGTACAGAATTACTAAACTTTGGACTGAGAGATATAAGATCAATAGGGTAGTCTGTAGCGAGGAAATGAGAACCTTCGGTTTCAATAGTGATAAGAATATTTCTTTCATGAGCAAAATGGGTTAGTTCGTTTACTAGTTTTGGATGCATCGATGGACTCCCTCCGGTAAGCATCATTTCTTTGATGTGTGGGTTCTCGTCATATATTTTTATAATATCGTTAAAAGTAAACGTGCCCTTTTCTGGGTGGATTGAAGTATACCATGAATCGCACCATCCACCTTCACCAAAATAACACCTATGCGTGCAACCCGTAGTTCTTACAGCTATGGTTGGTCTGCCAAATCTCGAACCTTCACTTTGAACACATCGATATAATTCTACTATAGGTAAAACCTTGTTATAGTCTTCTATTCTTCCTAATTTTGATTCCATAAATTTCTTACCTGTGATTCTGTTAAAACTCCGGCTTGCTTTCCTACAGCTTGCCCATTATTTACTACAACGATTGTTGGAACGTTTCTAATTCCATATTCAGCAACCAATTGCGGGTTTGCATCCACATCAATGAATTGAACTGTCATTTCATTACTTAGTGATTCCATAATTGGTTTAAAATTTTTGCACGGGCCACACCACGCAGCAGAGAAGTATAGTATTTTTTTCATTTTGTTAAAATATATTTAAATTTAATATTGCCAAATGTAGTTGTTATGAACCAGTAATTATTCTCCATAACTTGCTGAGTTTCTTTCGTGTTCGTATACTTCAACTTTAATTGCTTTAACTCTACCATCTGTTTCGACTAATAAAAAGTTATTTATTATATTGTATAAGTATTCTGCAAATCGTTCACATCCGGTAGCAGGTAGAATTCTTAGTCGGATAATACCATCAGTATCCATCTGTCTAAATTGTTCTAGGTATGGATCATCTTCAGCTATAATTGTTGTATGGTCTAAAAGGTATGTAAAATAATCTTTTGGTGGAACACCTCTAATATTATTTTTAGCTCTTTTCATACCTCCAAAATCCCATACCCAATTTCTTTCATCTAATTCACCCTCAAACCATACTCTAAATGATACTGCGTAACCATGTAAAAATTTGCAATGAGTATCTTCTGCTTTCCATTGACGAAAACATGTTGAGTAACCGTCAAATAATTTTGTTGATGTGAATTTTTTCATTTTATTTTTCTTTTCCATAATTTTTTGATGTAGTTCCCAATCTAATATACAACTATTTTTCCAATTTATCCAATCTTCTTGAGTCATTGAATCCAAAGCAGAATCTAGTTCTTCATTTAGTTTGTCCCAATTAGCCATTGTGTGTTTCTAAAACTTTTGTTACTTCATTTACTACATGTTCCCATGTTACAGGGCCTGTTTCGTCTGCATATTCAACAGGATCTTTACGTCCCAATTTAATGAATGCTTCTACACGTTCAACAGATGAAGCTGATTTATAGTCGGAAAACCAAATTTCAGAGATAACATTGATTTCATTTTCTGTTCCTTCAAATCTTTTTTCTTCTTTTAATTTTTTAATTGGTTTGTATGAAGTGTTTGTACGTGAATATACTTCGTTAAAATCTAAACCTAATTCTTCACACAATACTTCTCCATCTTGTAGGATAGTAAATTTATCACCTTCAAGGTATGGTGTAAAGTAACCTACTTTTTCAGATCCCCAATTACCTACTCTAAATGCATGATCGTCTGCATCTCTAAATTCTTGTCTGCAATCTGGATAAATTGCATGATCACCTGCATGAATCCCAAGTGCGATATCACAATTTTCACCTGTTTTATCTGCAATTGAAAGTGCAACTGCTTGAACAATATCT